CTAGAGTTCGAATCTCTACGCTTCCGCCAAATTTAACAAGGGGTTAGCTAAACGCTAACCCCTTTGTTTTTTTAGCAGAAGAATAAAGAAAGAATATTCGGAAAGAATATAATAATACTGAAATGCATAACTATGCATAAAAATACATAGTTATGTTTTTTTGATGATGAATTTTGATCTAACATCGATATAGCAACCTCGTTTTTGATATTTTCTTGATTTTTCAGCAAAAATGTGGATAGTTGACCCTGAATTAGTCATGAAGAGGGAATATCGTGTCTGCAACTATCCATAATTTTATTGTTCATCAAATTAAGCGTGACAGCTCTAGAGCTGCAATGTTAATAGAGCGCTTTCAAGAGAATGATATAGATGAGCTTACTACTGATGTTGTTAGTAGTCTTTTAAGCTTATTTAATAAGACCGGATTACAGACTGGAACTTTTAGCCAAGTTAGCGGAAAACCTAAATTTGAACAGGTTTTAGAAAGATATTCTTCAATCAATGATGATGTTTTTTCTTTCCCTGATTTCACTCAAATGTCAATTGATTTGGCTAGAATTCTTGAAGGTGAAATGAATAAAGGCGCTGGTAAAATAGCGAAGCCAACATATATTGTCTTTTTTCATCACTCATTCGGTTCTAAACACTATTTATCAGTTATTACTCTTCTCGAAACAAAAGGTTTTACTCTAGAGGAACTATCGTTCAAGCTTATTGATAGACTTGATCTTGATAAATTGCATCTTGCAGCAAGAATAAGACTTAATGATTGGAACGATGAAATAGATGAAAGATATATATCTTTTAGAGTAGGGCGTGCAAGCGAAATTCGTGATTACTTTAAAGATTTCATAGGTTGCGAAGAATTCACTCAGGCTAAAATTGAAACTAAAGGATTAGTTGATGCTATCAAACATTGCTTGCAACTAGTTCATGAAAGTGAACCACAAATAATAAATGAAAAACTAGAATTGGCAGAGGATTTTTGTAAAAAGCATAAGGATGATGATGGGAAAATCAGTCTCGAAGTTTTAGGCAGACATTTGTTTCCTGAACATGAACATCTTCTCCTTAATGTGGCACAAAATGAACCGTACAATTTAAGTGAACGTGTTAGTATTGATAACACAGGTTTGAAAGCGTTAGTTCGTTATCGCGGCAGTGATAAAAGGATGAGCATAAGTTTCGATGCTGATTTATTAACATCTAAAACGGTTGAATTTGACTCAACAACTGGAAAATTAACATTCAATCAGATACCAATCGTTTTACGAAAAGCATTAGAAAAGGGATAATGTAGGGGGCTGAAATGGCTAGATTTGAAAGTATAAAACAATTACTCGCGTCGTCCTGTGAGGATATTGTTTATGCTGATGATATTGTCCATGTTCATCTGCCAATGGTTCAGACAGTATATGATTTCGCATCAATGTGTGCTGAACAAAATTTAATATCACAGACGTTTTCATTTATTTTTAAAGGGCAGTCTCGTGATAGAGTATTCAGTCTATGGGATGAACTCCCATCATCTATTACTAATGGAAATATCACTACCTTTGAGGTTTCACTAAATCTCAAATCTATGCGCATGAGTGGTATTCATGTTTATTACGATGAAAATGAGTTAATCGAAATATGCCCTTTGTCGCCAGAGCGATTTCTAATAATAAAGTTAGGGATAAATAATGGTGATTGTACTATCTGTCCTGACGAATATTCAAAAAATGAAATAGCTAGGTACCGACAAGTTAAAAAAATATGGGATCTGCTTTCATCTTGCTCTGATCACCAAGATGGGCATGAATTAATATTTTTATATAAGCAAAAGATCAGTGTTACATTAAATTATAACATTAAAGATCTTGAACATGAATTTGATGGATTTGCAAAGCTTGATAAAATTTTTTCTGATGAATTACATATGGATGCCAAATGTAATATCATGCGTAGTACTCTGCACTCTTTTCTTTGGCGTGAAAAACGCTCTGATTCATTCAGAAAATTACTAGCAGAATTCACTCTCTTTAGTCTTGTTTTTGAAGAAAACTATCGAGCTTTTTCAGTTGGATTTAGTTTTGATAAAATACGTAAAGAGTATTCAGAACGATTTAGAGATTATTTATCAAAGCTAAATGGAATAATGTACGATACTTTGACAAGAGCATTGTCAATCCCTATTTCTAGCTTAATAAGTTTTGTAGCAATGAAAGGGGATTTTTCTGGTAGCTCTGCAATTATTAACGTTGGGGCGTTATTACTTGTTCTTTTTGCATCAATAAATATATGGTATTTGGTTAAGTTTCAGTCGTCTATGATCAGGATTTCACAGTCTGAATATAAAGATTTGTTTGATAATATTAGGACGGAATTGAAGGATCTCGAATTAATTGAGCTGAGTCAGAAGGAAGATGAGCTCAATGACCAATCAAAAAAAGTAATATCAACATTGAATTTTGTGCAATCAATTTCCATCTGTAATCTTATTCTTAATGCAGCATTATTTATCATAACTATTTTTTAAAGGCTGTTAAGTCACAGCCTTGGTAAATTATATGAGAGGGAGATCTAGAGTCGGGCTGATTTGTACTTTCCTGTCATAAATAAGCACTTGGCTCTCCGTCTTGTGTCCGCTGAATATCTGCTTATCCCTACTGCTCCCTTCAAAATCTGAAATAGCTTTTGCCTTAATGTCGTGGAACGTGTAATCCAGTTGCCTATTAAGTTCACTCTGTGCTGACCGCACGGCCTTTAGCCAGCGATTATTGAATGTCTTGCGGATGAACTGCCCGCGATCGCTGTTATAGAGAACCAATGCGTCAGGTGAAAGCTTTGGGCATGCTGCCTGTGCTGTTTCCAGTGCTTCCCGCAGGCGAGGTGTCCAGACCTTTATCTGTTTTTTCCCGGTTTTGCCCTGTTGTATAAAAATCCCTTTATCTGATATTTGCATCCAACGTAGTTCGAGTACGTCAGCTTGTCGCGCGGCGCATAAGTAAGATATTTCCATTGCGGCTCTGACGACGTGATCTGCATGTTTATAAATTGCCAGGTAATCTTCGTCAGTGATGTATTGCTCACGAGCCTTGAGAGAAAATTTGCTGACGCCGGCACAGGGGTTTCCCTTAACATATCCGCGCTCATATCCCCAGCGGTAAACGCGAGACATGCTGCTCATTTCTTGGTTGGCCTGGTTCTTACTTTGCAGACCACGACGATCCATAAACTGTCGCACGTCTTCAGGTTTGATTATGTCAGCTTTAACCTTGCCGAATACAGCGAGTAATTTTTTCTGATGTTGCAGATAGTCACGCTGGGTTCGTATTGCCAGTTCTGTGTAGTAGGCGCTTTTGAGAAACATTCCCCAGAGCTTTTCGAACGTCATTACATCTGAGTAATTCCGTCGTTCTTCCTCATACCGTTTCCATAACGCTGACATAGTGAGAGTGATTGGCCCCAGTGTCACTGTTTCCCGTGACGTGGGTTTGTAGTAGTAACGCGTTTTTGTTTTGGATACGCGCGGCGGCAGTTTGTTATCTCCAGGATCCTTTCTTCTGCGCCCCATTTAAATAGCTCCGAAATCGGGTTTTTCTTCTGTGCTGGTCTGTACGGTGATCTGCCCGTTCAATACAGCGTTAATGTGCGTCCAGGTAACCATTGGGCGACCTTCCCGGTCGGGTATGTACGAGACGCCGCCACGGTCGAGAATTTCCCTTTGTTTGGATGCCTTCTGATAACCGGTAAACTCAATCAGTTCTGCGTCTGTTAGTAGATCGTTTTCTCTGGCCATGTTGGTCTTTCCTCATCATCCGGTACACGGCGTCATCAGCATCACTGCATGCGCGTTCGATGTCGGACTGGGTCAGGGTCTTCTTTCGTACGCTTGCCGATAACCGGCCAATCTTTATGTCGAAATCTGTGAGCAGAGTAGCTCCGGGTTGCCATCGCAGCATTGCAGCCTCCTGGGTTGGGTGAGGCCACAATGCTAGCGATAGTATGGTTTTATTTCTGATTACGCTTAATCAGGTTTTCGGGTAGGAATGCGCCTTTCTCACGAGTCACTTTAACGCTTTTCGGCAGGTGCATTCCCAACTCGCAACGGCTACGCGCTTCAATAATGCCGTTACTGCCATCTGAAAATACTACGTGAACCGCATCACCACGTTTTAGGGATAGTTTCAGCATAGTTATCGTACCTGTAGTGAGCGTTCGCCGATCTCAAGGTGGGCACCCGGTACCGGATTTAACAATTCTGCTGGTACTTCACCACCATCAGCCGTGATTTGCGCCGCGGCAGCTTCCGCAGCCTCGATCGCTTCTTTGATGGCTTTTTTGTCCGGAGCGACAATCGTCTGAACAGTAACCAACTCATCCGGTAATAGATTTTCGTTGTCGATAACAACGCTGACGCTACCTTTTCGGGCAGTAAAGCTATTCTTAGGGGTCTTGAGCTTGTCCAGATTGGCAGCAAGCAGGCAAGACAGAATATATTTACGCAGCGTTTTATCTTTATTTTCGAAAGATTTTTTACGCTCAGCCAGGCGCTTCATTTCTTCATCGCATGTTTTTGCATTTCCCAGATTATTACGTGCGATGACCATGATGGCATCCAGCTTATCCGCCAGTTCTCCTTCAATTCCTTCCAGTGTATCGGTGATCATTTCCGGAGTTAGTTCATCAGAGCTTTCCAGCAATTGCAGAAGGTTGGTGTAGTCAGCAGCTAACGCGATTGCAGTAGTCATTATGCATTCTCCTGGGATTTGTTCAGTTCAGCGATACGTTCATCTTTGATGGATGTCAGGCGACGCAGGCGCCCACTTAAATAGCGCGCATGTTGCGTGTCACCCTTCGCCTCTGCATCCTTGCGATGCACCTCCGCTTCACGGGCAATCGAAGAATAAACCTTGTTGATCTCGTTCTCTGACACAGCTGATGCAAGAGTGTTTGCGACTTTGGTCAGTTTATCGTCCAGTTCCTGACGTACGCGGGCTGCATCCTCTGCGTTTTCGCTGGCGTTTTTGAGCGCAAATTCAGCTTTATTTTTCTGGCGATATTCCGGGTTGTCGTACAGGCCCATAAAAATATCCGCGCAGAAACCAAGAGCAGACAACGCTTTTTTGGTTGCGTCAGTCAGTGATTTTTTTGTCGCTTCACCGTCACAGAAGGGGCCGTATTTGGTGCTGTAAAGGTAAGGTGTGCAGCCGTAAGCGATCTCTGTACCTCGTTTGCCATTACGGATATACCAAAGCTTGATTTTGATAACGTGGTTTTTCTCAGTCAGTATGCCGCCGATTCCATCAGGGATAAGTTCCCATGTATTGTTACCGTCAGCTCCCTTTACCGTGCGAGTGATTGGCGCACCATCATCAAAGCGTTCTTCCAGAATATCCACGCCCCAGCCGATACCTTTCGGACCAAATTCACGGGTGGCGATCATGGTCATGTAGGTACCATTGATGGAGGTACCGCCGCCATTCACAGAGAATGCGGAGGTAAAGCGCTCATCTGTTTTGAATACTTCTTTCCACAACTCCAGGTTGTCGCTTTCGCCAACCTGCATTTCATTAATACTCTTAACCAGTTCCGACGCCTGAGGAAGCTGTTCTTCACGCTTAACTCGATCGACGAGCTGATCCACATCCTGAACAATTTTTTTCACTTTATCGCTCAGATTTTCATTCTGTTGGTCAGTTGTGTCCTGGTTGGTCGCATATACTCCGTAACCCATATTATTTAGCGTTTCACGAGCCTGCTCCGCCTGGTCTTCTGTAACTGTTTCCTGTTCTGCTACTTCCGTTTTTTCACCTTCATTTGAGGCAGTTTCAGGCATAGTTCCATCACGCGAAAGCGTTCCGTCATTGTGGATTGAATCCTGCGGTTGGGTATCGGTTTTAACCCATTTAGGGTCATTAGGGTCGCTGATACCTTCCACATATTCGCCGCGTTCTGCCGCAAGCTGCTTGCCGGTTCTTTCTGCATCCGTTTCGGCACATTCGAGTTGACCATGTTCAGCCAGCCATGAATCAATATGGCGTCGCAGTGACTCAGGGAAATGGTATGTATCTTTAGATGGGACATTCTGAATAACCCCAAAGATACTCGGGCGGTCATATTTGAGTATCTTCCCGGTAGTACGTAATGCGGCTGACCAGCGTTTGAAATCTTCCCGGTCAGCGGAAATCATTTTCTCCGCGTCACGGAGATTTCCTGATAACACTGGTGCATCGGGAGCAATGGGAAGGAGGGCAACGGCAATTTCCTGATCCAGTGTTGCGTAGGTGTGTTTATAACCACGTTGTGGCGCCACAGCGATATTGTCATTTTTAACGCAGGTACTAAGTGACGATGTTTTGTTTGGCATCATCTCATCACGCTTACCTGGGTTTTCCAGCCAGCGTTTAATAAATTGTGAAATCGCAGCCTTACCCGGAGTTTGATCTTCAAAGTTTGCGTAAATGGCCTGAATGAGATTATTAAGACCTTCAACATGCATATGCTGCACGGGTTCGTTATTGTGCAGCGCGTGGAGAATATTGAGATTAACCCGATCATCCTCATCAAAGGATTCATCGTTATTTTCCAGATTATCGAGATAATCCAGCACCTGAGAGTAAAGAACTCCATCGATGGGAGAATCGCTGAACATAAGGACGGCCGCGAAGCGTTCCCGGGATGGTAGCTTTGCCAGATCGATAATCTCGTTACTGGTTGGCAGATTTGATACGTTAGCCTCCGGTTCGTTGATGACCCATTTTTCCCCGTCGAATGTGTGTGTCAGGGCAAATTGTTCATCAAACTTACCAACAGCCGGCAGCGGCAGACCTTCAGCATGTTCCCATAACTTGGGTTTGAAATAGTTGTCACCGTTGGCAGGGTAGGCTTCCCAGAGTTTTCCGGTCATGATGCTCTCTGCCACTTTTTTGTTTGGCGCATCAATTGCGATCGCCAGTTGTACGGCCCCGCAATCTTTAACCGCTGATTTTTTTGGCTCAAATAAGCCGTTGTAGATGGTCATTGGTCTTTCCTCTTTGGTTACTGGCGCTGGTCTGGCGCCGGCTGATCAAAATGGGATATCGCTTTCCTGAACAGGGGTATGATCAATACACAGCAGTTGCTGTATTTTGTCGTCGACTCGGGCAATTTGACGTTGTGCTTCCTCCGCAATCGTCTCTTTCTGGCCGCGCAACTGGTCGACCTGAAGAGCAATGATGTCAAATGGTTCAGGCTGGTTTATATCGAGGGTAATTTCACGAGTTTCCAACAAAACGTAGGTGTCCGGAAAATTGCGTGACATGTCACAGGTGGCAACAATGTATTTATCCGAAGAAAACGTTTGTGTGTGGTAGTGAATGTACAGTTTTACAGGGATGGTAAGCGCTTCCATAGCGACTCCTTAGTGATGTATACTCAGAGCCGATCAGCGAATATTGATCAGCTTCCATAGCGTCAGTGTCGTTGGTCTTTCCTCTCCGTAGGGTTGGTCCCCTACGGAATCCGAATGGTTTGGTCGCCGTTCGGGGTAACTGGCCCGCCTTGTGCGGGCCTTTTGCCATCTAAAGGTTGCCCGTCTTTCCGGGCTGTCAGGGCTGGTCATGCCCCATTGGTCTTTCCTCCCGGACTTTCCCGGCGTCATACTGCTGGTCGGCTCTCACCTTCAGGGAACGCTATCGCAACAGCAAAATAGAGGTGTGGCGCCAGGTGCTTATCTTCTGGTTGTCTCGATGGACTGCAATTCGCCACAATTCGAATTCTGTGCGGTCTTTCCCGCATGTCATCGTACTGGCGGCGACCCGCAATTCGTTCCGGGATTTTTCAACACGCCCGGTCGTGCTACCTTTGCTATTCCAACAAAAGCAAAGAGAACTCACTTATGGAAAATGAAACAACTCCTTCACCGCGAGACATTGCTACACAGCTAATCATCTCTGGAATAATTGCATCAATGCCAAAGGAGCAAAGGGCGCAGGTGCTATCTATGACTGAGGTACTGCTAAACACCTTCGTTAACCCTATGCAAAATGACAGTGAAGCCATTAAAAATTTTGCTCACCAGGTTGAGGCTGAGACTTACAAAATGATTCGTGGATTGAACGTACGAGACGAATCTGAATCTCATTAGCCTGGGAAAAATTAAGGGCTAGTTTCATCTCTATTTCCGATCTAAGGCTCTTCACGCTTTCGATGAGCCTTTTCTCTTCTGCTGCTGTCATCATGCTCACTCCCTCATTCGTCTTTCCGAATCGTCAGAACGTTTTTCTGAACAACTGCCGCGTGGTTAGTGCGTCGTTGATGTGGCTTATATTAGTTATGCGTATATTCATGGTCAAGATTAAAATAATCGTAATGCGAATATATTTTGTATGTTCTTGATAAGAAAGGATAAAAAAAATCCCGACGATGCGGGATTATTTTGGAGGGGAATTTACTGTTTTCTTGTGGCTAGAAGTTCTTCAAAAAGTCGGTCAAATCCACTAACTTTGTCTTTTAATTCAGATAGATGCCTTTCTTTTTCACTCTGAGGAAGTCTTTCATAAAGTGCTATCAACTCGGCATCTTCTGGTTTCAGGAGTCGCCAGCCAGCAGCTGAATAATCTTGAACGTGGGCTCCTGATTTCCGGACATAATTCATTAGTTCGGCAAGGTCGGGTCTAATGTCTTCAGGTTTTACACCGAGAAGAGCTGAAAATTTTAATGTCGCATCTGTGTTTAACGGAATACTTCCATTCAAATACTGACTGACTGTAGCCTGAGTACTAAAGCCGAGAGCATCCGCCGCCTTTTCCTGAGTAAGACGTAAAGTTACTTTTTTCTCGTTCCATATGTCGCGCAGCCTTTGGGCTGCATCAGCTTCAGCTGCATCAAGCGTTTTCTTTCTCATGACGCCCATATTATTCGTAAAATTAATTTCCTCCCAATCGTGTAACTATTGACACATGTGTATTCGCAATACTAATATTCATGTGTCACATACATTTTAGGAGGACAAATGGATCTCAAAACCTATCTAAAGACCTCTGGCGTTCGCCAGCAGGATTTCGCTCAAGTGGTTGGTGAGACGCAGGGCTATGTCAGTCGTGTTGCATCTGGAAAATGCCTTCTTGGTGCTGCAACTGCATTGAAATGGGCCGCAGCGACTGGCTATCAAGTTACACCACATGATCTACTCCCCAATATTTATCGAAAACCAACTGACGGACTGCCGGAACAGAATGCAGCTTAACAAAGGGCGTATTTGAAATCTGATTACGCTTAATCAGGTTTTCAGCGACAGGAGACGCGACGAAGTGGAAAACCTCGACGAACTGAAAAGAGAAATCTTCAACTGGGCTGCTGAGCGTGGGCAGGAACATGTTGCTATTGAGATCACTCGCATGTGGTTTCGAATGGGCGGCAATACCAGCTGCGTAAAACTGCACCCGATGGAGGATTCAAAAGGTAATGCTGACTGGCGGGCAATCAACAACAACCGGCAGCAGATTTTTCGCTGGCTACGTGGTGAGACGAAAGCGGCAAGAATCAAAACTAAAGCGCTGGCCATGGCGATGGAGGCTGCATTGCCTGCGGAACGATATGCACAGCTGGGGATGACCACTCAGCAGTTAATTTGCATCGCGATTCGTGATTTTGCTGCGGCGATTATTGCCTTGCTGCTTGATGCCAGAGATCGACCACAGCGGATAGCACAGGCACTACAAGCCATACAGGAAACACAGCGCCTGACCAGCGTTTAACTTGTATCGAGGAAAGACCAATATGCAGACATCAACTGACCGCATCACCTGGCGGAACGGCTGGCGTTTAAATGGCGAGCCATCCTGTGCGCATGACGTACGGGGAATATTTGAAGAACGCCTGTCCGCTAAAAAATGGGAAATTTATGAGAAACGCAAAGCTGAGATGATCGAGACGTGCGTTTTTCTCACACCAAAAGACTACGAAATAGCCTGTCGTGAACTGGCTGAACTGCTGGGGATCTGACTATGAGCATGACCCTAATGGCCCGGGCTATGGCAATAAAAACCGGAAACCCAATCCGTAAACTGGTGCTGATTAAACTTGCTGATAACGCCAATGATAATGGTGAATGCTGGCCATCTTATCAGCACATTGCTGATCATTGCGAATGCAGCAGGAGTGCTGTTCGTACGCATATTGACGCGCTTATTGGCATGGGCGTTTTAACAAAAGAAAATCGTATGGGTATTAACAATGGTAAGGGAAATACATCGAATGTGTATTACCTGAATCTTGATAACCCTGTGCCACCAAAAAGCACAGCCCCTGTGCCATCAAAAATCACAGGTATGCCGTTAGAAAACACACCCCCTATGCCATGTGGTGGCACCAGAACCAGTCACTCTTTTGAACCAGTCAATGAACCTAATGATCCCCCTAACCCCCAGAAGGGGGAGGGCGACGAATGGATCCTTGCTGACGCTAAAAAAGCCCTGGAATTCTATAACGAACAAACCGGTACCCGTTGCCGTGATGTTAAGCCGTTCGTTCTCATGCTTACGCCGACACAAACGCGGGAAGCATACACACTGGCTGAGCTGCAATTAGTTATTCGTTGGGTTCTGGCGACATGGCGTCGCCGTGGTTCTGGCTTACCTAAACCAGCCAATATCTGCCGTGTAAATCGCTTTGATGGTTATCTCGCAGATGCCGAAGCATGGGCCACTACGGAGGCTGATATTGATCCGGATGCTGTCATGAACGGCTACAACGAGATATTCGCTGACACACTGCCTGCTGCTGAACTGGATACAGATCGCCGCAGGATGATTATTCGCCTGGCGGCCCATATGAAAAATAAAACTACGGGAGCATTCCTGGGTTACTTCGAAAAATTCCGCGCTGATGCCCCTGATTTTTATTTCGGATCTAACGGTGGATGGCGCGCCAGCTTTGATTATTTGATGAAACCAGAAACTTTACGTAATACCCGGGAAGGTTCGCTATGACCCCGCAGGAACTGGAAGCGTGTGTGCTGGCAGGGTTGTTGAATGGCGGCGCTACACCTGACGCATTTGACGTGATCGCATCCACGCCAGAGGAATCATTCAGCATTGGTTTTTATCGCCGCGCATTCAGCGAAATAAAAAAACAGGCACTGACTAACGGCATGATCGACATGCTTTTCATCAGTGAGGCGTTGGGCGGTTCAAGCCTGGCTGATTTGTCGGAAATTTCCCGCATACCAGCAACGATTCCGAATCTCAAAGGGTATGCAGGGAAGATGGTTAAAGCATGGCGTAGCCGTGCGCTGGCGAAACTTTTGCAGGATGGCGCCGACGGCATCCGCAATGCTGCCAACCAGGAACAACGTGATCAGGTTGTGGAAAAGGCTGTGGCGCAGCTGCTGGATATGACTGCTGAAAGCGGCGACGTCCAACCGGTACACATTAACGAGCTGTTGCCCGCCTACATGGACACCGTACAGAAACGCATGGAAGGCGATGAATCCACGCGTAACCTTCTGACCGGGATTGTAGATCTCGATAATGCTACAGGAGGTATTAACCCGCAGGATCTGATTGTCGTTGCTGGTCGACCAGGTATGGGTAAAACCGAATTTGCTCTTACTGTTGTGGAGGGCGTAACCGCTAAAGGCGGAGGCGCGCTAATTTTCAGCATGGAAATGGCCGCTGCTCAGATTGTTGAACGCTCACTGGCTGGCGCCGGGAATCTGTCTGTTTCCCGTCTGCGTAATCCACAGGATATGTACGATGAGGACTGGGCACGATTAACCGCTGCGATAGGTGAGCTTACGGATCGCGATATCTGGATCGTGGATGCAACCGACCTTACGGTTGAACAAATTCGCGCCATTGCCGAAACACACAAACGGCGTCATCCGCATCTGGCGATGATTATGGTCGACTATCTCGGACTGATTAAAAAACCAAAAGCAGAGCGTAACGATCTCGCTGTAGCGCATATTTCCCGAAATCTTAAAACCATGGCTATGCGCCTGCACACGCCAACCTTTGCACTGAGTCAGCTCTCCCGCGCCGTCGATGCGCGCCCGGCGGCGCAGCGCCGTCCGGTAATGTCAGACCTGCGTGATTCAGGCTCTATTGAGCAGGATGCTGACAGCATTCTGTTTCTGTACAGAGATGAAGTTTATAACCCTGAAAGCCCGGCTGCTGGTGTGGCTGAGGTCATCCTCGGCAAATGCCGCTTTGCAGCTGCTGGTACCGTAGTTTACCAGGAGTTTAAAAACGGTCACTTTCTGCCGATCGACCAGCACATTGGCAAAGAAAAAACACGGATTCAACTGGAGGCAGCAAAACCCAGAAAAACGCACCGTAAGTATGCAGAGAAGTACAACACCGACGCATTTTAAAACGCCTGACCAGCGTGAAATACAATGAGGAAAGACCAATGACCGATTTAATTTATCCTAAAGTAGCGACAGTTGACGATGCCTGTGACTGGACGAACGTAATCATCTGGCGGATGAACGCAGGTGCCAGGGCTCGCAGCCGTTCGGTTTATGTACCTTGCCCGCGTCCGGTTCCTGTTCCGGGATTAACTGCTCGCGCGGCCCCAAAAAATAAAAAATCAAAACCTGTTGAAACCAACCCACGGTGTTTCAGTAAGACGCATACCGGAACCGTTATTTATTCAGGTGGAGAGAAGACCGTAAAACTCCGCGAAACGGCAACTGTATGGACTTCCGGAAGCAAAGAGAATTACGACAAAAAAACGGGCTATAGGGTAGGTATTACCAGCCGCTGTCGTTTGCTGCTGGATACCATAAAACCCATTGAGAATCCTACTGAATCCCAATTACCCCAAAAATCCAGCGAACTGCCGGCGGAATACCTCGTGGCGATTATGAAGGGTAAAACGCTCTCATATCAGGGGATTATGTCATCGATTAAAAAATATTACCCGGACATCAAAATTACCCTGGATCAGCTCCAGAAACGCGTCTTTGCGCTTTGCATGTCGAACTTTGTTGGCATCGAACGGCATGACGATATGCCCGTTACACACTTCACGCTGAAAAGCGTTGATCCACGTTTCTACGTTCACTCAGAGAAAAACATGAGGGCTTAAGGCATGGCCGGGCAATCGGATTACCTCCCGCCCGGTCTCCCGCTCAATCGTGCGAAATGGCCACAAGAGTGCCAACTCAAAGAGCATTACGACATGCGCGCAGCTGCGCTCGTTCGTCAGCTCTATGAGCGGAAAGTTACTCGCCAGACGGTTATTCAGCACATTGACGCGACGCCGGAGAGTTATCGGGATTTTTTCAGAGAACGTTTGAATTACTGGCGCCAGCAGCACGAAGGGGGAAAGAGTGAATAAAAAGTACACGTTAATTTATGCGGATCCTCCCTGGGAATACAGAGACAAAGCAGCGGATGGTGACCGCGGCGCCGGGTTTAAATATCCGGTGATGAATGTTCTAGATATTTGCCGTCTTCCTGTGTGGGATCTCGCTGCTGAAAGTAGCCTGCTGGCTATGTGGTGGGTTCCGACGCAGCCGCTTGAAGCACTGAAGGTAGTCGAGGCATGGGGGTTTCGTTTGATGACAATGAAAGGCTTTACCTGGAACAAGTACGGAAGCCGTCAGACAGAAAAATTGGTAATGGGAATGGGGCATATGACCCGTGCTAATAGTGAAGATTGCCTTTTTGCAATTAAGGGGAAACTCCCTGAGCGTATTGATGCTGGGATTATCCAGTCATTTACAGCGCCTCGTCTGGCTCATTCACAAAAACCTGACTTTGTGCGTGAAAAGTTAGTTCAACTGTTGGGTGACGTACCACGTATAGAATTATTTGCGCGCCAGTCATCACATGGCTTTGACGTATGGGGAAATGAGTGTGGTTCGTCTGATGTAATGCTGCTGCCAGGAATAGCTGAATTTATCAAGGAAGATAGGGAGAGTGCTGCATGACAAAGCCAGCAACAATTCTTGATATGTGCTGCGGCTCCCGCATGTTCTGGTTCAACAAGCATGACACCCGTGCTGTGTTCACTGATATCCGCACCGAAGAGCACGAGCTGTGCGACGGTCGCCGCCTGGTTATCAGTCCCGACCTGATTGCCGACTTTCGTTCACTGCCGTTCGCTGATTCTTCTTTTCCGGTTGTGGTGTTTGACCCGCCACATCTGGAGCGTGTGGGCCAGTCTGCCTGGATGGGTAAAAAATACGGGAGACTGAACAAAAAAACGTGGCGTTCTGATTTGCGAACAGGATTCAAAGAAGCTTTCCGCGTGCTGCGGCCACACGGCGTGCTCATCTTCAAATGGAACGAAACGCAGATACCGGTTAGCCAGATTCTGGCGCTTACAGATGTGAAACCTGCAATTGGCCAGCGTACCGGAAAGAACGACAAAACCCACTGGATAATATTTACGAAAGAAACTGGTGACGATACCTGCAATCTCAAAAGCGCCCTCCTTGATAGCGCATACCGTAGATTACATGAGCTGGAGAGTTTGCTTCTTCCCGAGGTGCCAGAAACAGTCTGGCCAGTTGAGGTCAAGATGATTTTTGAGCAAATAAACAACGCCGAGAGTCTGCCTGAACATCACCAAAGGCGACTAAAGCATCATATCAATCGCATGTGGTTAGAAAAAATGTCAGCACAGGAGATTGTGATTGCTGCTCGTTCGCTAATGAATGCAATGGAGAAATACGCGTGAGAGAAATCATCGTTGATAATTTTGCTGGTGGTGGCGGTGCGTCAACCGGTATTGAAATGGCGATCGGTCGCAGTGTTGATATAGCAATCAACCACGATGAGAACGCTGTGGCGATGCACACTACGAATCACCCTGATACGCTGCACTATTGCGAGTCTGTGTATGAGGTTCGCCCAAAGGTAGCAACTGCGGGGCGCCCGGTGGCGCTGGCGTGGTTTTCTCCTGATTGCCGCCACTTTTCTAAAGCCAAGGGCGCTAAACCTGTCGAGAAAGCGATCCGTGGACTGGCATGGGTTGCGCTGCGTTGGGGGCTGGATGTTGAACCACGGGTAATGAAACTGGAGAACGTCGAAGAGTTTAAAACGTGGGGACCATTATTACGTGAAATGCCATTCATCAGTCACGCGGATCGCTTTCTTGATGAATTTATCGGACCACCTGAGCCAGTTGAACAGCGTCCCGACCCAGCTCGAATTGGTGAAACTTTTAACGCCTTTGTCGCAATGCTTACAACCGGCATTTCTGCAGATCATCCGGCGCTGGCAGAATGCTGTGAGTTTCTGAATATTTCGCTTGATAGCGATGACGCCGCGCGGCTGGTAAAAGGCCTGGGCTATGTAGTTGAGTATCGCGAACTGCGCGCCTGTGACTACGGCGCACCGACAATCAGAAAGCGTTTCTTCATGGTTATGCGACGTGATGGGAAGCCGATTGTATGGCCGGAACCAACGCATGGGGATCCGAAATCACCTGTGGTTCAGGCTGGCAGGCTGGCGCCATGGCGTACAGCTGCGGAGTGTATCGACTGGTCAATTCCGGCTCTATCGATATTCGACCGCAAAAAGCCGCTGGCAGAAAATACCCTGAAGCGGATCGCGCGCGGCATACAGCGCTTTGTTATCGACAGTGCGTCGCCGTTCATCGTGAAGTGCAATCACACCAGCACCAAAACGAGTTACGACTGTTTCCGAGGTCAAGCGCTGGATGAGCCATTGCAGACCATTACCAAAACCCACGGCTATGCGTTAGCCGTTCCGCACCTGACAAAGTTTCGCACTGGTGCAACCGGTCAGCCCGTTACCGAACCGGTACCGACGGTAACCGCTGGCACGTCAAAACGCCCGGGCGGGAATGGGCATGCACTCGGGATTGTTGAGGCTGCACTGACACCATTCCTGGCGGGTAATGGTGGTAGTGAATACCAGGCTAAACCGCGCCCGCTGGATAAACCTGCTCACACCATTTTGAAGCAATCCCGTGCCTGTCTGGTTGCGCCAGTGATAGCCCGCCAGTTTGGGGCCAGCATCGGCCACCGGGCAGATGAACCGAGCGGAACTATCACCGCTGGTGGTGGTGGTAAATCTCAACTGGTAACACCAACGTTGATCCAGATGGGCTATGGGGAACGTCCCGGACAAGAACCGCGTGTGCTGCGACTGGATAATCCGCTGGGGACCGTTACTGCAGGTGGCAATAAATTCGCAACGGTGAGCGCGTTCCTTGCGAAACACTACGGCGGTAACTACTCGGGACCGGGCGTCGGATTAGATGAACCTGTTCATTCAGTTACCACGGTTGATCACCACGCAGTTGTCGCTGCGCATTTGATGGTCAATAACACCGGACATTCCGGAGGCTCACTGGACAATCCGGCTCATACTGTAACGACAGGAAATCATCATGCTGCAATTACCTCTCACCTGGTAAAACTGCGCGGCACCTGCCGGGACGGCCAGCCAACCAGCCATCCAATGCCAACGGTGACGCCGGGTGGGCTGCACGTAGGGGAGGTGAAAACCACTCTTGCGGTCGATGAATACGACGAATATCGCGCTCAGCAGACGCTTGAGTTTCTGCGGGAATACTGCGGCGAGGATTGCGACGGGCTGGTGGCAGTTGACGGCATAACTTACCGCATCGTTGATATTGGCATGCGTATGCTGCAACCGCACGAGCTATACCGTGCGCAGGGCTTCCCGGAGTGGTACATCATCGACCAGGACTATCGGGGCAAGAAGTATGCGAAAGACAAGCAGGTTGCACGCTGCGGTAACGCGGTGCCACCGCCGTTTGCAGAGGCGCTGGTGAGGGCTAATTTGCCTGAATTATGTGTAAGCAGGGAGGCCGCATAATGGCAAAATCAGCAGCAGAGCGCAAAGCAGCACAGCGTGCTCGCCAGTCTGCCGCTGGTGGGCGGAAACTTGAACTGGTGCTGGATGCGCAGGAACTGGAAATGCTTGCCCGAAATTGCGCAGATCGTCGACCAGGCCGCACACCGTATGAAATGGGGGAATATATAGCGCTTCTCATTCGCCAGGATGATGCGCGTGTAAAGGGGCGGATAAAATCAATCCGCGCAAATAAATGCAACAAGTGCGGTGACTCATTACCGGTTAAAGCATGCCCATGCGCAGGTGATTCTCAGTGCTGGGTTACACACGGATGGCATGTAGTAAAACTGACAACGTGACATGTCACGATACCCTAACACCTTAAAACGAACCGCCAGAAAATGGCGGTTTTTCTTTATTAAACAAGTGTGTACAAAATAGCCATGTTTGATATTTTAACGTTTTGTGCCTTTAAAAGTTTGCACTTACTGCCACTTGGGAGTATATATACTGTATGTTTATACAGTATGCTTGTGAGGGAGGGAACGTGTTCAAAAAGACGGAGGTAGGGGAACATCTCCCCGATAACGGTCGCGTTCTCATAACCTGCAAGAATGGTAAGGTGACGGCACTTAGAAACATCTATGATGATGAACATGTCGCGTCACTTAAATCGTTGTTAGAGCTGGCAGAACAAGCAGGTTGTGTCGTTGTTCAAAGAGGCAAAACTAAGATATAATCATGGTATCGGACTGAACACCCGGAACCTGTATTTCTGAGCAATTGCTGCGCTAAAGGGGAAACCAATGGCGCAGTATTCATTTGTAAAATCAGCAGGCGGAGTATTAATTCCGGCGACGCCTGACGCACGGGAATTTATCGAGAAAAAATTCCGTCTTGGTGCTGTTTTATATGCTGACTTTAAACAGGCACGTAATGCGGCATTTCACCGTAAATTTTTTGCACTCCTGAATCTTGGTTTCGATTACTGGCAACCGTCGGGCGGTGCAATATCCCCGGCAGATAAAAAACTGGTTCACGGATATGTTCAGCTGGTGGCCCATTATGCTGGCCATGAAGAAACACTCCAGGAGCTGGCCGATCAGTATCTGCGTGAAGAAGCAGAAAAACGCGCCGGCAATATCAGCGCTGTAAAATCCTTTGAAGCATTCAGAGCCTGGGTAACTATCGAGGCGGGTTTTTATACTCAATACGAAATGCCAGACGGTACGACGCGCAACGAACCCAAATCCATATCGTTTGCTAAAATGGACGATCTCGAGTTTTCCCAACTTTATAAATCCGTACTTGATGTGCTATGGAATTATATTTTATTCCGCACATTTCCCACCCAGCAGGCTGCAGAAAACGCCGCCTCACAATTATTCAGTTACGCCGCATGAAGAAAATCGATCTCACCAAACAGGCTCGCGGTCGCATGTGCACTGTGCGCATTCCGGGTATCTGCAATTTTAATCCAGAAACCAGCGTTCTTGCCCATTATCGCATGAGTGACACCTGCGGGATGGGAATCAAACCACATGACATGCAAGGCGCAATTGCTTGCAACTGTTGTCATGACGTAATCGATGGCCGTGTAAAAACCGATATTGATCAGGACACCCTGAGGCTATATCACGCCGAAGGTGTTTTCCGTACCCAACAAATCTGGAGAGAGGAGGCGTTTATATGATTAACCCATCAACGACAGGAAAAGGTGGTGAAATGCTGCGATTAAACACCCTCGAGTCAGTCTGGATTCAGGGTAAACTTCGTATGTGGGGCCGATGGTCATATATTGGATCCGGCTCAGGTGGTCACATGTTTAATAACCTTCTCGCGTCAAAAAAAGTTAGTAAAACGGCCATTCAGCAGGTGTTGAAGCACCTCAAATCATCAGGCCTGGATCACGGTGAACTGATGTCATATTTTCTGGACATGCTTTCCGGAAAAGAAAAAAGCAACCTGGCGTTCTGTACCGATGAAGAAGCGTTGACCATCAACGCTGTACTCAGCGGTGTCCTTGTGCTGTCAGGGCATAAGAAGTTATACGCTCTTATTGAAGATCGTTATATCAAGCGCCTTAGCAAAAAGGCGATGGCCAGAGACTTAAATGAAAAACATCCTGAATGGTGCTTGCGTACATGTGAGAGCCGGATCGATGTTTGGCTAAATTTTGCAGAATCGATGCTTTACGCGCCAATGTGTGACGCATTCGATAAAAAAGTTGAACGATTCCGGTTGCAAAGTTGCGCGGGGATTGCTTGAATTCAGCTATGCTCGCGAAGCTACACCCGCAGCGATAGATAAAAATTAATAACCCGCCATCCAAGCGGGTTTTGTCGTTTCTGGAGGATAGAAAAATGAAATAGCTAAACGGAAAGACCGCATTGGATGCCATATTTTGGCAACGTGACGACAGCGTTAATCTGGTCGGACTCCCATGGCGACGTAGTGAGGGAGAGGAAGCGCAAAGCATCACTGAGTTACGGTTGGCGCCCGGTTTAACGCGTAAGTAGCCTGACAAAGAGATAGTGCGCCGCGACACTCACAGCGGCAATGATTAACGAGCCTCGGTATTTACCGGGGCTTCATCATATTCAGGGCTCGCTGACGGACGGCTCATAACCCAATCCGACAGGCGCTTGCGCAGAGCCCGCCATATATCAGGCTAACGGGAATCATCCGCTACGTGCTTTGTTGATAAATCCAGCCCGTGAAGCCTGAACCCTTTTCAAACACACAGCGCCATCCGAAAAATCGGAGGTGAGGCTATGACCAGAATGAGCACCATTTACAGCAGACTCTCATATGGAACAGGAACCACGCTGACCGGCTGCGGTGTATCAGCGAAGGCATATGCCGAAACAGCTAAAACAGCAAAAGAGGTATCCTGGATGTTGGCCGACAGAATTGCAGGGTTAAGCCTGAGCGACTGGGCAATTATTGTCGGTATCGCATGCACTGTTATCACCTGTGCAGTGAACTGGTATTTCCGCTGGAAAGAACGGGAGGATCGGCGCAATGGCTATGCCACCAAAGCTGAAGAATAGCGTTATTGCAGCTATACCCGCTGGCGCTATTGCTATCGCTGCGGCATTGATTACTGGCCCAACGGGTAATGATGGCCTTGAAGGTGTTCGCTATCAGCCTTATCGGGATGTCGTTGGGGTGTGGACGGTATGCTACGGGCACACTGGCAGCGACGTCAAAATCGGGAAGACGTACACCGAGACAGAGTGTGCCATTCAGCTCACAAAAGATCTGAATACCATCGCACGTCAGATTGACCCCTACATCAAGGTTCCGATCCCGGCAACAATGCGGGGTGCACTTTACTCATTCGCGTACAACGTCGGTGCTGGCAACTTCAAAACCTCCACGCTGCTACGCAAAATCAACCAGGGCGACACAAAAGGGGCTTGCGAACAATTACGGCGCTGGACATATGCCGGTGGCAAACAGTGGAAGGGTTTAATCACCCGGCGTGAGATTGAGCGTGAAGTTTGCCTGTGGGCAGAAAAACCTCAGGTTCTTGGTGATGGGCTCGGGCCGCTTAACCCAGGCATTCCGGTATCAGTTCCGGGGGTATTCTGATGAGCCCGAAACGCCAGATTATTGTTGGGTTGCTGCTGGTGGTCGTCGCATTCATCGCCGGCAGTGTATGGAGCAGTCGCGGGTGGGAAAAAAAGTGGGCGGAACGTGATAGCGCGGAATCATCGCAAACAGCGAACGCGCAGACTGCAGCCCGGATGATTGAACAAGGGCGTATTATTGCCCGTGATGAGGCTGTAAAAGATGCACAAGCACAAGCCGCTAAATCAGCTGCCACTGCTGCTGGTCTGTCTGCTTCTGTTAGCCAGCTGCGCACCGAAGCAACAAAGCTTGCCGCCCGCCTGGACGCCGCAAAGCACACCGCAGATCTTGCCGCTACCGTCAGAAGCAAAACAGCCGGAGCCGACGCCAGAATGCTCGCCGACATGCTCGGAGATATTGCAGCAGAAGCTAAACGTTATGCTGGAATCGCTGACGAACGCTACACCGCCGGGATGACGTGTGAACGTATTTACGACTCGGTGAGAGAGTCAAATAACGGGAACTGGCAAAAAGCGGGGACGAATCCCCGCAGATGATTAGCCTACCTTGCGGTAGCCGTAAACATTTTTGATGTGTTGGTGAAAGTAAACGCCTTTTGACCCGGCTGAAAGCAGGCCCAGATGTACTGTCGATGGAACACCTGAATACTGATAAATGCCGCCACCATGAAAGGCAATTTCAAGAACGTTTGTAGCGGGATCATATCCTACTGACTGGAGATTAGAAGATGAAACAGGTTGACGAATCAAAGCGGTTTCCTCGTTTGAATGGGAAAAGTCCCGAGGAAATCGTAGAGCTATTCAAAGGGTATAACTTTGTCGACGATCATGGTCATCGACTGGATACGTGCCAGGACTTCAAAGATTTGGTTGAGCTTGCCAGTAAAGCGCAGGCCTGACCGCATTACAGAAGCTCTTCACTGAGGGGCTTCGATAATGACAACCTGAAGAAACAGTAATGACAAAACCTGGCTGGGATCAAGCAACGCCAGCCAGCATTGAAGGTGCTGCAGGAGTCTATCAATATGCAGTGTACGAAATAATTATTGACTAGCTATTGAGTTGACTGAAATTACCCCCATCTTTTTGTGCGCACAGTCCAAAAACTAAGGGAACTTTATGACTACTGAAAAAGAAGAAAACACCAAGCTTGCTGAAATTGCCGCAGAAATTACTAAAGAGTTAATTAAGGCGAACCCTAATAAGTTCGATACCTATACTGCGGCAGTAAGCGCTTTTAAATCGATTTATGACGCACTTGCTTCAAAAGTTGGTAAATAGTAAAAAAACCGCCTTCGGGCATTTTTTTATTGCCATCACAAAGGCCATCTCTAACAGGGTGGCTTTTTTAATGGCTTTAACCACAGGAATAGAACCATGGCAAAAACCAAGTGGCCGAAGCTTCCTCGCCATCTACTTCCTCTATTCAAATCAGCCAATATCTATCTCTGCCGAAGCAAAGAAGAGTGGATACAGGCAGAAACGGCGCTCGGCGTATCGCTGGCTGACGTGACTATGGTGAATGGCATGTGTCGGCAATTCGTCAATGATGAAACCGGTGAGAATCTTTATCTGGTAGGTGTGTTTGATAACAATGCCGCCACACTGGTTCACGAATGCGCCCACGCAACGTTTTACTGCTGCAATGATGTTGGTGTGACAATCGACACTGGAGCGGCAAACGAAACCTACTGCTATCTGCTCGACAGAATGTTCACGGCATTCCTTCCGCACATCAAACAGGATTAACTCATGGCAAAACCGGACTGGGGAGGCCTTCAGCAACGCCCATACCCACCAGTTAATTTCATTGGTCCCGATAACTGGCAGCCCTACACCAGATTGATCCCAGCCAATGAAGTGCATGACTGGATAAGCCGACAAATCCTCAGCGATACAGGAAGCATCCATAACCCTGACCACGCCCATTTAATGGAAGCTGATTTGTGTTTTATGTGGGCTTCAGAATCGTTCGCGAAGAAAGGTCGCTATGTTCTCGGTCAGGCCGAGCAGGTAATGCTCCGTGCAGGTGGTTGGCAGAAAGCCAGAATGGAACAGCAGATGTATGAATGGTTTGGGCGCATCCCGAAGTTCATCATCACGCTGGCAGCCGATTACTGTACGCAATGCAGCGACCTCGAGTTCTGCGCGCTGGTAGAGCATGAGCTTTATCACATAGCCCAGGCCACCGATGAGTTTGGCGCTCCAAAGTTCAACAAAGAGACCGGGCAGCCGGTACTGACATTGCGTGGGCATGACGTCGAGGAATTTGTTGGAGTAGTTCGGCGTTACGGCGCCAGCGAAGACGTGCAAGAACTGGTGGACGCAGCCAATCAACCTGCAGAGGTGGCAAAACTTAACATCGCCAGAGCGTGCGGGACGTGCATGCTGAAGATGGCTTAAATTTGGAATGCTTTGGAAGGATGGTGATTTATGGCTGCACTAAAACCAGAGGTGAAAGCCGCCATCGTTCAAATGCTTGCGTGCTATGACACCCTGTCGATTGTGGTCGATGCTATCCAAAAAGATTTCGGGATAAAAGTCACCCCACAGCAAGTCGAATCGCACGATCCGACGAAGGTGAGTGGAAAAGGGTTAGCAAAAAAATGGGTTGATCTGTTCAACGCAACTCGCGAACGCTTCCAGAATGAAATTTCCGATATCCCGATCGCCAATAAAGCCTACCGGCTGCGTGTCCTGCAAAGGATGTCGATGACCGCTGAGAATATGAAAAATATCGGTATGACGGCCCAGCTTCTCGAACAGGCCGCGAAAGAAGTTGGCGAGGCATATAGCAACAAGCAGAAGCTTGAGCATTCAGGCCCGAATGGTGAGCCCATACAGCATAATCACACAGTAAGCGCGGAGGATCTGACTGATGAGCAGCTCGCCGCAATTATCGCTGGTAAGTAAGCAGGAAGCAGCGGCAGAGTTACTCAAGCGGCGCAACGCCAGGGCCAGCCTTCACGACTTTATTCAGTACATCAACCCCGAATATATAACCAGCAAGTTCTCGCAAACGGTTTGCGACGCTCTGGATCAGTTCCTGCTGGATATGATGAATGGAGTGCGCCCGATACTGATTCTCGGTGCGCCGCCGCAGCATGGTAAATCGGATATCGTTTCGCGTTACCTGCCAGCGTATTTCTTCGGAAAATATCCTGAAATGCGCGTAGGTGCGCTGTCCTACTCTGCTGACCTTGCCGGGGATATGAACGCCGACGTTCAGCGCATTATGTCCACGCCGGAATACCGCAACATATTCCCGGGCGCCTGGCTGGGCAATAAGCCGGCTGATGGTGTGGCCGTAAAGCGTAACACTGACGAATTCGGCATAGCCAACCATAAGGGGACGTATGTTTGTGCGGGGGTAGGCGGTCCGTTAACGGGTAAGAAAATCGATCTCGGTATCATCGATGACCCGATAAAAAACGCCAAAGAAGCACTTAGCCCGACAACTAAGAAATCTATCTGGAACTGGTACGTTTCCACGTTTAAAACGCGTCTGTCGAAAAACAGCGGCGAAATCATCATGGCGACCCGCTGGGCGACAGATGACTTATCCGGGCGTGTAGTGGAAATCACGCCGCGCGCTAAGGTGCTGGCGTTCCCTGCAATCAACGAGCAGGGTGAAGCGCTGGTTCCAGAGTTGCACCCAAAAGAGAAACTGCTCGAAACCAAAACCATTCTCGGGGATTACTTCTGGTCTGCGATGTATCAGCAGTCACCAAAACAGGCTGGTGGCTCCATCTTCAAAGACGAATGGATCAAGTATTACCTCCCGAAAGACTTGCCGACCAACTTCGACATAGTCATCCACAGCTGGGATATGACGTTTAAAGACAGCGAAGGCACTGACTACGTTGTCGGTCAGGTGTGGGGTAAAAAGGGCGCCAATGCTTATCTGCTTCATCAGGTTCGAGCCCGCATGAGTTTCACCGCAACGCTTAAAGCCGTTAAGCGAATGTCCGACGAATTCCCTAAAGGCCTTCGCAAGCTGGTGGAGGACAAGGCTAACGGCCCGGCGGTTATCGACTCACTGAAAAGTACCGTGGCCGGACTGGTGCCGGTAGAACCGGACGGTAGCAAGGTAGCCCGCGCACATGCGATTACCGCCGTGTGGGAGGCGGGTAACGTTTATCTTCCGCACCCGGATACAGCCCCATGGATAACGGAGTTCGTCGAAGAGATCACTTCCTTCCCTGTTGGCGCTAACGACGATCAGGTCGATGGCATGACGCAGGCGCTGCGCGATTTATACCAACGTAAAACTCTTAGCCCACTGGACATCATGTAATGACGAAAAAAAATATCGTTGGTCGTCTGAATGATGGCCTGGTTAGCTTAATGACTTCACTCGGCGAGAAGATCGGCGCGGTGCGGTATAGCAGCAGTAAGCCCGATGTGCCGGATAAAGAACTGCTCGCGATGTATAAAAAATCGTGGGTGGTGAAAAAGTACATCAACAAAACCGCCGACGACATGCTGAAGTTGCCCCGTAAATTTTCTGGCGATGTCGATAGCTCCATAACCAAGCGCATCGCAGACGCTGAAAAAGAACTGAAATTAAACGCAGTCTTTCACAGCGCGCTGGGATGGGCCTCTCTGCTGGGCGACTCGCTAATCGTGGCTATCACGGATTGTGCTGATGACCAGATCGCCTTGCCGCTCAATTTGCAACGCGAAGATATCGTTAAATTCCTGGTGTTCCGTAAAGGTGAGTACACGCCGGACAGTAATGTCATCACCGATATCCGCTCAGATTGCTTTGGTGAACCGCTAACGTATCAACTTGACGTCGGGACGAAGCAACTCAGGTTTCATCATTCCCGCTGCTGCCGGACAAAGCTGGGCAATCACAGCATTAAGGATCGCGCAAAGTTTGGTACGTCAGACCTTCAGGCGCCCTATGAGCACATCAAAACCTTCGACACAGCAATCCTCAGCACCGGAGACACCATACAGGAGGCAAACGTCGATGTGCTGTTTATCCCCGGCATGAATAACCAGATCGCAGCTGGTCAGGAAGGGCAGGTGCGCGAATACGCCAGGGTGATGAAGGAAACTAAATCCTCGACCGGGCTGCTGCTAATTGACGCTGGTGATACAACAGCTCAAGGGCGTTACGAGCAGAAGAACGCGCAATTCACCGGGCTGTCTGACGTGATCAGCAAAATGGCGATTGTACTGGCTGGGGCGCTGGACAGGCCCATAACGGTTCTGTTTGGTGAGTCGGCCAGCGGGTTCAGCAGCGGCGAGGAAGACAATAAATCCTATTACGAGACGATTAACGGTCTGCAGGAGTCCCGGCTTCGCCCTATGCAGGATTTCGCCGACCAGTTCACGCTGGATAAACTCGCCATTACGGAAAGCCTTACTTACGAATACCCGACAATCGACAGCATTAACGAGGCTGACGAAGCTAACCGGTTTAGCCAGTATGCCACCGGATTTAATACGCTGGTAACGGGTTCAATCCTGACAGAAGAGGTCGCCATCAGGGAGATGGTAAACCGGGGCGTACTGAAGACAGTCACCGAAGCAGAAATTAAGGCGATTGTCGCAGGGAGTGGCACATGGACCTGAAACAGCTGCTGGAGCGCAAACAGGGGCGTCTTAAACCACGACGCCGACGGATGCGGCCACCAACCGCCAGCAAGCGCGCAGAGGTCTGGTATCGAGACAGGCTGATTGAGTTTGTCGATAGCATGCTTCAGACACTCCTGGACGAGCTGGACAAGCCCATACTCACCGATGCACCCGATACCACTCCTTTGTCGATTACAGCGCGCCTTGCGGCAGTCATGCAGCGATTAGCGAGCATTTCAATTCAGGAGGTCGCCGCCCGACTCTCTGCCGGGTTCGTTGCGCGGGCAAACCTGCAGAACAAAGAGCAGACGCAGCGCACTTTCTCTCAGGCTTTTGGGATTGACCTGACCGGGATGCTCGGCGATGGCGCGATAAAGCCAGAAATGGAAAAGGCAGTCAGTGACAACGTTGACCTGATTACCTCCATCCATACCGATTTTATTCACGATATCGGCGCGGCGGTTTTCGACAACATGAAAGACGGCGGCCGACATGAAAACCTGATCGACATAATCAAGGACCGCGGGAACGTCACCCGCAACCGCGCCAGGCTAATCGCACGTGACCAGACCTCGAAACTTAACGCAGACCTCACGGAAGCGCGCAATGTGGCGCTTGGCCTTGACCTGTACGAGTGGGGCGGCACTGGCGACGAACGCGAGCGCGATAGTCATTTCGTGTTAAATGGCATGCTCTGTAAATATTCCGACCCGACTGTCTACTCGGACGACGGCGGCAAAACCTGGAAGAAACGCTCAACCATCGGGGCATTCATCGGCAAACCTGGAGAAGACTACCAATGCCGATGCCTGGCCCGTCCTTACGTCTCATGGGATTAATCAATGACGTGGAAACGAACAGCGCAGGGGTACGTGATTACCACTGCGACGATCACCCGCGCCGGACCGATTGAGTATTACGGTCATGAGCTGGGACTAACTGGCAGCGATGCCAACAAAAAAATCACCGTTGTTCGCACCCTCGACGAACTATCAAAACCCGAAACCCTCGCTTCATTCAATGGCCTCCCGTTCACCATAACGCACCCCGACGACGGGGAGGTCACCGCAGCAGACCACAAAGACAAAGCATCCGGACACATCGCCAACACTCGCATTGAGGACGGTGAAGTGGTCTGTGACGTATTTCTGACGGATGCCGCGGGAATCGAGACGCTGGAAGAAACGGGGATACGTGAAGTGTCCGTTGGATATGAGCCTGCTGAACTCGAGGAAAGAGGCGGGAAGTTTTACCACATCAACATTCGCGGCAATCACGTCGCGGGAGTGGCAGAGGGGCGCTACGGGCCTCAGTGCAAGTTAAACGACAAAAAAGGTAAGCCAATGTTTGCAAAATTAGCTGACGCCCTGGCGTTTCTGAAGGGCAAAAAACTGAAGGATGCGGAAGGCGTAGCGCTGACTGCCGATGAGCTGGTCGGCATGATTGCCGCGCTGGAAAAGGCGCTGGAAGAACTACAGGGGCAAGGGACTGAAGAGGCCACTGCTAAAGCACAGGAAGTGCTGGCGCAGCTCGCAGACCTGAAAAAGCAACTGGAAGGCGCGACGAGTACACCAGCGCCGAATGATGAAGATCCCGGTGCTGGTGGTGGTGACGACAAGGACGCGAAAATCACCGCGCTGGAAACCGAAAACGCCGATCTGAAAGCGAAAGTTAAAACGCTGGAAGAAGAACTGGAGCAGCTGAAATCCGGCAATGAAACCAGCACCACACTGGCAGACGCGAAAGCCCGTTTCCCTAAAGTCAGCTTCAATGATGCCAAATCAGCGCGTGACGTGCGCGCCGCCGTACTCGTGAGCACTAAAGCATTTAACGATGCTGAGGTCAAAGCAATGACTGACAGCGAAGTCCGTGCAGCTTATGCAGCTATTCAGGCCACCTCGAAGCCACGCAGTGAAATCGGCGCTCATCTGTTTAACGACTCAGCGAATAAAGGCACCAAAACCGCAACTCAACGCCTTGGGGGTAAATAACTATGTCTTTTACTGACTGGGATGGTGCCGACGGCACTATTAAACCGGGTTCAATCAAACGTGCCTCCAGCTCAAACGACAAAGTCTGGGGTGAAGAGAATCTGACCGAAACGAAGTTGCTCTATGGCACGTTCGTAGCGGTCAACCCGGACGGTGGCGTGATGCCTCTCGCCGCTGGCCTGCGCATTCATGGGATTGTGGTGCGTGATATCTACGGTGACAGTGCACCGCACAACAAGCAGGTCAACGTTGGGCATTTTTCCCACGGTGACTGCGTCGGCGCGTTGACGGTCGATGACGCTGATTTTACTCGTGGCGCGGCGGCCTACATCGTGGCGACGGGTGCCGATGCCGGGAAGGTGACAACAGAAGCAGCCGGCAACATTGATTTGGGCTACTGGGCGGAAGATGTGAGCGCGGGTAATAACTGCGTGGCTATCACCCTGGGCTACGTACAGCAGGCAGCACAGTCAGCGGAAGGAGCATAACAAATGCCAATGGTATCAGCAGATTTTGAAGAAGTATTGCAGGAAGCGCTGACCGAACGTGACACGCAGTTGCAGGAAAAAGAACTGCCGGAGATCAACATCGGTGAAGCCCTTCCGGTTAAAGAAGGCCTGGATTTTTCTCTGGAATACGTGGATTTCGGTGTATCAGAGGTGGTCGGGTCGGTTAAAGACGGCATCATTGGTAACAAAACAAACAGCCTGAAAACCATTGATAGTGATATCGAATGGCTGAAAGCGCCTGTTGGACAGTGGGCTAAAGCTGCAACCTGGACTCAGCAGGAACTGGAGAAGATTGCTCGTCTGAACATCAACCTGCAGACCAAAAAGCAGGATGATCTGTATGCCAACGCCCTCGCAACAATCCAGTACGCGGGATACGTAGGCCATCGCGGAGTTAAAGGGCAGGAAGGGTTGCTGACAGGCGCGAAGGTTCAGGTTGTCATCGATGCTTCAGGCAAAACCATCGCCGAAATGACCTCTGATGGGTTCGTGAAACTGGTGCTGGATGCTTACAACGTGGCCTGGCGCAAATCCAGTTACCGTATTCAGCCGACGCATATCGCCATGGATGCCAGCGATTTTATGCTCGCCATGCAGAAGTTCGACCCTAACCCGATCGTTGTGGGTACTGATCTGCTGCCGATTGCGGCAATGGATCGCATTATGGCGGCGCTGCGTAAGGCTTCAGGCAATGAATCCTTCAACATCACGTTTGTTAAAGTCCCGAGCAACTACGCGGTCGGCATCAAGTCCGGTAAAACTCGCCTGGCGATTTATACCTACGACGAGGACTACGTGGAAATGGAAGTGCATATGCCGGAACTGCTGGCAGCACGACAGCGTGATCTGCTGACCTACGAGTGTGGTTATCGTTCTGCCTTCGGTGGTGCGATGTGGAAACAGCCGCAGTCCGCGGTGTATGTGGATTACAAATCCTCTCCGGCAGAGTAATCACAGGGGGTAGCATGGATTTCACCGTTCGTTACCCCGAGTTCGCCAGTGTTGCCCCTGCTCGCATAGAAGGGGCGCTACAGGATGCAGCAAACCAGATGAGCCGCAAGGTATGGAACAAGCTCTATGAACAAGGGCTCCATGCTTTAGCGGCGCATCTGCTGTATGCGGCTGGCGCGCTTACTCCCTCCGGAAGTAGCAATGGCAAGCCTGTCCAGACAATCACCAGTCGATCCGTTGCAGGCGTGTCTATTGGCTATTCAGCGCCCGATGCCGGGTTTGGGGCCGTTCACGATGGCTACGCGTCCAGCTCTTACGGACAAGAGTATCTGAGGCTGCGTAAGCTGGTGGGCGTGCATGTGCTGGCTATTAGGTAGTGAACTGGGAGTGATTTGCTATGACTCCGGAAGAGACGCTAAAACTTACCACCAAATACCTGAAGAACCTGGAGGCGATGAAAACGCATTACGTCGCCGTGGGTTTGCCTGCGGGCAAAGTGGGAAACGCAACCAATGATGATGGAACATCAATAATTGAGATTGGGGCGGCCCACGAATTCGGCGCTGAAATCGATCACCCTGGCGGCACCGGATATATGGCAATGGGTGGCAAGGCTACTTTCACAAAAAATAGCCTCATGGGGCCGGTTAGCGGCTTTACGGCAGCCCATACAATAACACTCCCTGAACGTTCTTTTCTCCGCGCTCCATTCACCCTCAAAAAATCAGAAATTAACCGGGCAATCGAAAAGGCCTGTGAAGCCGTAGGCTCCGGGAAAATGGATGCAACAACCGCGTTAAATCTGATAGGCGCCACCGCGCGGAATATCAGTGTGAAAGCCTTTGAAACGGGTGGTTATGGTACGTGGCCGGATATCACCGAGGCAACGAAAAAAGCCAAAGGCTCATCGGCGATCTTGATTGATAAAGGGCAGTTACGAGGGACTATCACATGGGAGGTTCGTAAGTGAGCGACTTATCAGAACTTGATATGAGCGACGCGCTAATCGGTTGGGAGCAGCCTTTAAAACTCAAAACCAGGACGGAAAAGACCGTGGATTTTGAGCCGACTGTAATCGTCACCAGCCAGGACATTTTGGCGGTGGTGCAAAGCGCGAACAAAGAGAATCTGACGCTGGATAGCCTGGACTGGTCGAAAGAGTATCTGCTGATTCACGCGCGGCTGAAAATTGAAACCGGCCAGTTCATCGAAAAGGGCGGGAAGGATTACAAAGTCGTGTCCCCGGCCGATTACATGGATTATGGATTCTGCGCCGTCATTGCCGAGGAAACCCGGCTCCCGCTACTGGTGCCAACGCCATGACACAACCCCACCTGAAAGCGGTCGCGCGTTTCGTTCGTGACCTTCTGGACTACGACGAGCAGCTGATCAAGTTCGACCGACGGAACGTGCAGGCGTCGGACTTCTCCACCAGTTATATCGTGGTCAACGGTTCGCTGCCTCAATCGGTTCTGGCTAGAGGCCAGCGCTTTAATGGTGAGGCTGAGGTGATGACTTATAGCGCCTCAGTGAGTCACGCGATTGTTCTTGAGTTCTACGGGGACGAAGCATACAGCAACGCTGAAAACTTCCTGATGTTGAGCTATAGCCAGGCGGCGAACGAACTGCGCCGAACTCATTCTCTCACCATCATGGCCGTCTCAAACATCATCGATGTGGGGCAACTCCTGGGGCAGTCCCACGGTAATCGTGTTCACCTGAGTTTCAATGTTCAGTATGCCCCTGCTCGGGACGTGCAGACGCTGCGCATCGATACGCCGCAGTTTCAATTTTTAGAGGACAAATAAATGTCGGCATCAATTAATAACGTCATTAATGTGACGCTTCTCGAAGAGGGGCGGGCGGCGGCGCGCGATAACATCAACGTCTGCGCAATTCTTACCAGCCAGACAGGGGTATTGAGCACCGCAGAGCGCTGGCGTTCTTACAAAAGCGCACCCGCTGTCGAACAGGACTGGGGGGCTTCTTCTGTCACGGCAGCTTTTGCAAATGTGTTTTTCGGGACCAGCCCTAACCCGGTATCCGCTGGCGGCACGCTGATTGTTGGTTACTGGAATGCTGCCGGGGAAACGCTGCCCGCGACCAGCGGTGTACTGGGTGGCGGTGAGATTTCTCAGGCAGTCGTACTGCCAGCGTTACGCGAGAAGTCTGACTGGTCATTCAGTATTGAGATTGACGGCACGAAGCACGATGTGGCCGCAATTAATGGCATGACGGCTGCGACACTGTCAGATGTCATTGCCCAAATCCAGGCGAAAATTACGCCAGATGTCGCATCGGTTGTTTTTGATGGTAGTCGTATAGTGATCACCAGCAAATCGACAGGAGCTAACTCTGTTGTTGGTTTTCCGAAAGCGATGGATGGCGGTTCTTTTATTGGCGATCTGCTGGCGGTTGCGGAAGGTTCCGGCGCTTCGCTGGTAAACGGTAGCGCATCAACTGAGATTTCACCTGAAACACAACTGGAGTCTCTCAGTAAACTTAAAGCACAGGTCAATGTAAAAGGCGCGACTTTCATCGACAAAATTCTCGATGTGCAGGTGCCATTGATCGCTTCATGGGCGAAAGCGAATGCGGTAATCGTGTATGAGACATTTACCGGTTCGGCAGCTCTGGAAGTTGCCCCGGATAACCCAGCATGGGCAGTAACACTCGCCAGCCAGAGTAATTTCCGCATGCTCTACAGCAAAGCAGGTAACAGGAAATTTGGTGTCAGCTATATGGCGCGCACGCATACCGTCAATTTCAACGGAGAGCGTACCGCAATCACGTTGCACCTCAAAACGATGAACGTGCCGGCTGAAAGTTATGAGCAGACGGAGATCGACAAGGCTAAGCGCGTAGGCCTTGATATCTACACCACGATTAAAGATGTTCCCTGCGTGCTGTCGAGCGGTTCCAATGATTTTGTGGACAACGTCTATAACCTGATGGCCTACGTTGACGCAGTGCAGACGGATTCCTTCAACCTCCTTAAAACCACGCCGACGAAAGTCCCACAAACCTATTATGGCGTTGATCAGTTAGAGGACTGTGTAGAGAAAACCACGCATGGGTTTGTGAAGGCCGGGGTGTTCAATCCGGGGACCTGGACGCTGCCTGACTTCTTCGGGGATCGGGATATGTTTCTGCGAAATATCGAGCAAAACGGGTATTACGTGCTGGCAGGTGACCTGAAAGACCAGTCAACTGCAGACAGGCAGGAACGCAAATCCCCGGTTGTTCAGGTTGCAGTAAAGAATGCTGGCGCTGTTCACAGTGCCGATATCATCATCAATTTCAATAAATAAGGAGCGGTGAATGTCTCAGATTGTTATCAGTGCAGATACCGCGACCACGGTTCTTAATGGGCGAATCATTACGGATATCGCAGCGGGGGACTACTTCACGTTGACGCCATCCAATCCGCTTACGAGCCGTGCCAATAGTGCGAATAACGGCGTCACAATCTCCGGGCGTGTCGATGCCGGGGTGCATGTGATGGTGATACGCGTCCAGAAGTTTTCTAATGATGATATCTGGCTCAACCAGCAGCGTAACGCTGCGATTCCCGTTGTCTTTAATGGCTCAGTTAAAGAGTCGTTCGTGCGCGACGGCGCGGCACTGAAGGAAACCTACGATCTACAGGTCGGTTCTATCACCACTCAACCGACGCAAACCAAAAACAACCAGGACGTTAATGCACTGATGGAGTACACCATCGAGTTCCGTAACGTCGTGCGCAATGTATAAGGTATCCCCATGCCCATGAATAACGAAAAAGAACGGAAAGAAAAACAGCAGAAAGCCCTTGAGATGATCAAGGCGGTCTACGATGACGGTTTTGCTGAGATTAACGGCAACCGCTACGACTTTGCTGCGATGACGCATAAAAAACGCCGCAAGATTTTTGCATTCTTCACAGGCATTGCTTCTGAGTTATCGCGGGAGTCCCTGGAGTTTCTGGACTCAGAGCGATTCGAGGAAATTGAACGCCTGATGTTTGATTATGTTCTGTTTGACGGTGTGCAACTGTCCAAGCAGCAGGAACACTTCGAATCCTTCCCAGGTGATTACGTCATGCTAATCACAACAGCGCTACAGGTTATCAGCCTGCCTTTTATGGGCGGGAGCGATATGAACTCACGTTCAGAAGCTCCAGACGTTCAGAAATTTACGTTAAATCCTCGAACATAAGCGACGACATGAGCATGTATCTGGCGCTGTCAAAGGCCGGATACGGCCCCTATCACGAACTTGTCAGATTAGACACACCAGAGCTGTTTGACATGCTCGAGTTCGAGAATATCAGCGCAGACATTCAGCACTACGAGATGGAGAAGGCCCGGAATGGCGATAGTTAACGAACTTATTACCAAATTCGGTTTTATTGGTGATCTGGCACCACAGGAAACCTTCAACGCGAATCTGAAAGCATCCATTGGTCTGCTTGCCGGGCTTGGCGCAGCTATCGCCGGTTCGGCTGCTGGGGTTGCTGGCTGGGTGACGTCTATCAGTCAGTCTATTGATCCGCTGGTCCAGTTCTCCCGGGAAACGGGAGTGGCGATCGAGACTGTCCAGACTCTGGGCTATGCGGCGTCCGTAAATGGTTCAAGTGTTGATGCGTTGCAGGCTTCGCTCGGCGAGATGACAAAAAGAGTGGGGGAGTTCGTTTCCACCGGAGAGGGGGAAGCGAAAGACGTTGCGGAAAGGCTGGGTCTTCAGTTCAAGGATATGAACGGGCAGGTAAAAAACTCCGATGTGATATTTCGTGAACTGGCCGACAAACTGCACGGCATGAGCCAGGCAGAGAAGTTTTCTGTTCTGGATAAGATGGGTATCGACCGTTCCATGGTGCAGTTGTTATCCATGACGGGTGACGAAATATCTTCGTTGCAGGACAAGGCTGAGGCGCTTGGTGTTGTCACGCAAGACCAGGCCGATCAGTTTGCTGCCTATAACGATTCTCTTACCACGCTAGGGAAAGGCTTTGATGGTATCAAATTTCAGGTTGCCGTCGGATTTGTACCGGTGCTGAAAGACCTGGTGGATGGGTTTACAGACTTTCTCATTGCTAACAAGGATCTCATCAAGAACGGTCTGGCCCATCTTGGGGAAATTATCTTCTCCGTTATGGGTATGATCCGCCGCTTCCTGCCGATTGTCGCTGCTATCACTATCGCTTTCTCTGCCTGGTGGCTTGTCACTGGCGGGCTTGCAACGGCAATGGGCGTGCTGATGTCTCCAGTAGTCCTTATCACCGCAGCAATCCTGGGCGTTATCCTCGTCATAGATGATCTGTTAACGGCGATGGAAGGCGGCCAAAGCGTTATTGCTGATTTCTTTAAAGACACATGGGGGATCGATATCGTCCCCGGTTTGCTGGCGATTAAAGACGCGGTCATGGTGGTGGTCGATTACATCATCGATGTATTCAAACAGGGTGTTGAGAATATCAAACTGCTCTTTAGCGCGCTGAGTAAAGTGGTTACAGGCGATTTTCAGGGGGCGTGGGATGATGTTGTGAAATCTTTCACTGAAAGTGTCGCTCTGCTCAGAAAACCGTTTGATGAATTTATGCAGTGGGTAATGGGGCTGTTCGCAAACCTCGGTGAGACGATTAAAAACACGATCAACAATGCTGCTTCAAATGCCTGGAATGCCACGAAGTCTTTCTTCGGGTTCGGTGAGGATGAACAGCAGCAGGGTGTAACCGGCGGCGGTAATGGTGGCATTAGTCCTGATGGTATTCCTTACGGCATGAATTCTGCGGTGGGTATCGCTGGTGGTGGTATGACAAGCAATTCAAATGTCAGCCAGCAGAACACGATTCACATCAATACATCTGATCCAGTTGTAGCCGGGAATACCGCGGCAGATAGCCTGCAACAAAACATGAAGGATGCCAACCGGTTGAGTGGCAGAGGAGGGCGTTAATGGGAATTCTAGACGGCCTCATGCAGGCGCAATCTTCTGGCAAGGATACAGTTAAAAAGGTAGGGATCGGCGGGTTCTCAATGTTCGCTCGCGTGAGTGATTCGACTGATTACCCCTCTCAGGTTCCGGTAGACGTGCTGGAGGACGGTAGTAACGCGTCTGACGATATTATTAATGGCCCGCTGACGATAAAAATCAGCGGTGTTGTGGCCGATATCTATGTCGATGCAAAACCAAACTCTTCTTTTAGCCTGATGCCTGATTATTCGAAGTATGGCGAGGTGCTGGAGTATATCCCCGCAAAGACGCAGCAGCAGTTGCAGAAAATGAATGAGATTGCCGACCGCGCAGAGCAGGCCATCTTAAAGGCAAAACGCCTGGCTGATAAAGGCGCCGACCTGTTTGGGCTGGTGGGCAGCCCGTCTACTGGTGGCGCAAAAGGTATCAGAGAGCAATTCCTCGATTTTATTGAGGGTGTGTACTACGGCAAGCAACTTATTTCCGTGGAGGTAGATTATCGCACCCATGAAAATATGGCATTAAGCGGCCTGCTCATCAGCACTGACAATCAGACGATGGAAACTAAGTTTGAGGCCAGTTTTACAAAGATCACCTTCACGCAACTAACTACCGCACCGATAGAGCAGCACTTCAAATCGCCGTCGGCAGTCGCTAAATCAAAAACAGCGGGCGTTGCAAATAAGGGGGCGCAGACTCCGGCAGATAGTTCAAAAAGTGGTAGTGGAAAATCTAAATCAGTCTTTACCGCACTACTTGGGAGATAATATGAATCAGATCTCCAACATTACCGACGAGTCTATTCAGCGCCACATTCTGAACTTTGACCGTGGTGAGGCTGTCGTTATCCTTCGCCACCTGCCAACGGTTGAAATGTGGAAGATGCGCGTGGAATACAATGGCGATTATATTGATGGCGTAAAGTTGTCGCTGGGAACGTTGCATTTTCGACATAAAAACTGGCCGTTTGATATTGCGGTGCTTGCTACAGATAACACCGGTATAGATCCGTACCGCGCAGATGATTTCGCCAGCGGACGATGTGAGCTTTACATGGTAACACCGGAAGAAATGATTGAAATTCGCGGGGGAGACGTACCGTAATGGAAACTTTTTATCGTGACTATCGTCTGACGGTTGGGATCGGTAACCAGGCTGTGATTATTCAGCCACCGATAACTATTTCATTTAAAGCGCTTGAATCGGTAAGTAAAAAGTCTCTGGGTAAGTTGAGTGTGTCCATCAACGGTTTAAAGCCCTCCACGCGTCTGCAATTGCTCAAGTCTGAAGATGAAGAGAAGTACATCCCGGTAAGGCTGGAGGTTGGTTACGACGGCAAGCTGCGTCAGGTGTTTCAGGGTTCAGTTAAAAGTGGGGCAGTAAAGCGTGATGGTGCGATCCACATCGTCAGCTTGGAATGTGAAGACGGTGGTCACGACTATATCAACGCCTTCACATCGCGCACGGTACGCGGGAAAGATCAGGTTGTCGATTCTGTCTTGCAGGACATGCCGAACACGAAGAAAGGCTCTGTGACGAAGCAACAGGCACTCATCAGGCCGAAGGTTCTGGTAGGTAGCTCCAGTAAAATTCTTACCGATACCCTTGCGCCTGACGAGTCATTTTTCATCAAAGATGAGCGCGTCCATATCCTCAAAGCTAATGAGGTTACATCGGGTAACATTCCAGTCGTGAACGCGCGAAGCGGTCTGCTAAACACCCCGCAGGCCACGAAGATTAGCGCGCAGGATGACGGCGGTAAGAAAGCCAAAACTCCAACCAATGATCCTGATACTGATCCGGCAGGTAAAAAAGACACCGATTCGAGCACCTTAGCCAAGTCATCAAAAGGGCAAATAGTATTCGATACGAAACTGAATCCTATGCTGGTAATTGGAGGACTTTGTGCGATGGAGAGTGTCATGAACCCCGCGTTAAACGGGGTTTATAAGATATACCAGATTGAAACCAGTGGGCAGAACAACGGGCCTGCTTGGTATCAGAAGGTCGTCTGTCAGCCAGCAGGGAGCTACAGGGTAATTAAGTGACTATTTCATATCGAGGCAAATAGTTGCGACATAATCACCACCCGCAGAAAGAAATGACTCGACAAAGTCTTGATCCGGCCAATCTTCCTTTTCCATCATTTGTTTTTGTTCCTTGATGAAGTCTCGCTTTATCTTAGAACATGACTTTTTTTCTTTTAAGCCTTCACGAACTACCCCTCTCATTTGTTTTTCCATGGCTGGTAACTGAGACATGCCTTCATTTATTTTTTTCTGATTAGCATTAGTTGCCTGAAGTGCTTCGAGCATGGCGCTTTCAAACTTAGATTTCGCAATTTCTGCGTAAGGCCCAGCGATAGATGCTGTGGCAAATAACAATCCAGCAATGCAAATCAATTTTTTCATAATTCATCCCAGAGAAAAAATATGGTTGAAGAACTTCACGACACAATCGGCCTGGGTGTTGAATTCGCTCTGGCCGATGTTCATACCATTGTTGTCGCAAAAATAACGTCTGTAAATGACAAAACAATCAGTTGCGCCCCCGTTATCAATCGGGTTGTGAAGGGGAGCAGCAGGCAACTCCCAGAGTTCATCGAAGTACCCCCGGTAATTTTGCAAGGTGGTGATAGTTATATCGCAGAACCAATTGCGGCTGGTGACTATTGCCTCGTTCTAATATCTGAGCGTTGCTATGACGCCTGGTATGCTGGCAGCGACTTCGTTTCACCACTTGAAATGCGCATGCACGATTATTCAGATGGATTTGCTCTATGTGGGGTTAATCCACAGGCCGCCGCTATCGCTATTCCTAAGAAGAATCGGATGATGAAGGGGGATACTGACCATGAAGGTGATTTAAACCTCACAGGGAATATTACCCAGAAAGAGGGCAAGACGACTCTGGAAGAATGCGATGTTCTGAATGTACTTCAATATTCCCAGGTAAAGACAGGCGGCAAATCAGGTGTGTCTGGTTCATTTCGAAGCGATGACGGGAAAACAATCACAGTTACCAACGGTATCGTCACGGAGATCTCATGATTGTTTCAGCACTGGATAAAAATCACGACTGGGGATTTGGGCGCGGGCGAGCGAATTATATTACTGGCGGTGTAGCTATCGCACAGAAAGTGAAATGCCGGATTCTCTCGTTCAAAAACGATAACCCTCTCAACATGGATGACAACATCGACTGGCTTTACCTGTTATCAGAAAAAAACACCGAGCAGGAAATTTTGCGGGAGATCGAGCGTGTGACACTGGCGACGGACGGAGTTATGCGCATCACAGAACTGGCGATGGAGGTCAATAAAGCCACCCGGTTACAAAAAATCGAACTCAGCATTGAGACCGTCTATGACGAGCAGACGATCACCTTCCCAGTCAGCGGAGCGTTGAAAAATGGCACTACAGTTTAATGACAACGGTCTGGAGATAAATACATTCAGAGATTTGTTTCAGATGCTGAGTGATGGCTATAAAGGGATTTATGGGCAGGATATTGATTTAGACCAGGAGTCTCCAGACGGTCAACGTGTGGCAATCGAAGCTCAGGCTCGGGTAGATATTGAAGCCGCGCTGCAATGGCTTTATTCCCAAATGGACCCTGATTTTAATACGGGTGATATGCAGCAGATTATTGCCAAACTTCACGGTCTTTTCATGCGCCCTGGTTCACGTTCGCAACGTGACCTTAAAGTCACAACAGACAGGCCGTTACTTCTCTATAGCGGGTACAAGATACGGGACCAGGCCAATCAGGTCTGGGTTATCCGACAGGATGTGACCATTCCGGCGGGCGTCACAACTGCTACCTTTTTTGCTCAAAATTTTGGGAAGGTTACAGGACTGATCACCGATACCTTCACTCAACTCACACCAGAACCAGGGATTGTGAGCATTATCTCTGATTCAGAGGTTGTGGTGGGGCGTGATGAAGAGACGCCAGAAGAGTTCAGGCAGCGCCGGAATCGGTCTCTTGAGAATCCGGCAACAGGAAGCACTGGTGCTGTCTTCGCAAAAGTTGCCCAACTGACAGGCGTAATTGATCTAAATATTGGTGAGAACGACACGAAAATCGATGATCAAACTACGGGTATTCCGGCAAACTCTATATGGCTTGTCGTGGAAGGCGGTGCGATCTCAGAAATCGTGGAGGTCATGGTTAAACAGAAAGGTGGTGGCACGGGAACGAAAGGCAGTATAACCGGTCGCTACACCGAAACCCTGATTCGGCCTGACGGCACCTCATTTCCGATAGCCCATGAGCTTCAGCTTGATCGCCCCATCTACAAACCGCTTCATATCAGGCTTACTGCCCGCCGTAAGACTCAAAACGAACCGATAGATATCGATACCCTCAAAAAATCACTTATATCACGCACCATGCACATCGGTGAGTCTGTGGATGCCAACGAATTTTATGAGAATGGCTACGGTGTCGGGCGGGTGAATTTTGTGCTGACCAACCTGCAAATTAGCAGCAATGGAGTCGATTACACCGATGCTGAGCTTTCGCCGGGTTTTCAGGGAAAGTTCACTTTGGGTGTGGAAAATATAGACGTTAATGAGGTGCTCCAGTGAATGACGACATCATTAACCGCTACACACTAATGCTCATCAAGCAGTATTGGGAAAAGAAAAAAGCAAGGTCAGAGATACAGGCCATGCTCAGGCACTGGCAAATCATCGCCGATTTTATTCGTAACCCAGACAATTTTGATCTCGACCGTGTTACCGGATACCGGCTCGATGTGATTGGCCGGATAGTTGGGCTTCCCCGCAGCGTGCCGGATGTTATTGCCCGTGTATTTTTCGGGTTTGACGGACATCTGAATACTGCGGGCTTCGACAGTAAATCTAATGCGGCGTATGCCGGGGCACCTTTCTACAGCAAGTTTTCCCCGGCATATGGTGACTACCAACTGGCTGACAATGAATATCGCAGGTTCCTCCGGGTCAAAATTGCGCGAAACGCCGCAGGTGCAACGATAGCGTCAGACGATCGAGTCAGCCTACAGGATGTTATACAGACGGCATTCAACGGCGAAGCTTACGTGACCGACAGAAAAGACATGACACTTGCGCTGAACGTTTCGCCGCAGGTATCAGTTGAAGAGTTACGCTTGATTGTGAAGCTTGGCTTGCTGCCAAAACCTGCAGGCGTTCGATACGATTATTTTTATCAGGTGACTCCAGGTCTGACATTCGGTTTCTCGCGAAACCCCTCGGCCAGAGGCTTCGCCAGCAAATTCAATACCGCCTACCAGGGCGGTTTTTTTTCGAGGAAAATCCATGTCTAAGATTGCACGATACCAGGGAAATGTTCGGGCTTTTGCCTCTGATGCTCAGGGGCTGGAAAGAACTGTGTTTGGTGAAACAAATCAGGCAGATGATCTGACCTCGCAGATCACGGCATCTTTCCTGCGCGGATGGGGCATTGTTGGCGCTTCCGAGCACCCCTCGCTTGAGGACTTCAATGCGGCAATGTATGCAATGAGTCAGTTTATTGCGTATCAGCACCAGATGGGGATTCCAGAGTGGCATGCTGAGCAGGAATATCATCTCGGTTCAATCTGCACACATAACGGTGAATCTTATCAGTCCTTACAAAATGCCAATGTTGGTAGCCAGCCGCCATCCGCGAAATGGACTCCTGTCTTAACTTCAAAAAACGGTCTCGCAAACCTTGGTTTGGTAATAACGTCTGGCCCTACGTATCTGACCGCGAAAATCGGGGCATTCATCGTCATGGTTGGTAACTGCAGTAAGGACACCACACCAGAGGGTAATTTGAACGTTGTGTTTCCGTTTGCATTCCCTGATACCGTTTTTTATCTGAATATCACGCAGGCGAATGCGAGTTATGCGGCAGATACTGACCCTCTCATATTTTCTCCGTATCCATCCGGCCCTGGACCTGTAACTGCGTTAGGTGCAGCAGTGCGAAATTCAAAAACAGGCGCATCACAACCCAATAAATTTGTGAACGCACGATATATTGCAGTGGGGAAAGCATGAAGATATTTTACAGTGCAGAACATAACGGTTTTTTTTCGGATGCAATTGTATACAACCCGACGCCCGTGGATTTAGTTGAGGTTTCACAGGAAGTGCATGAAGAATTTATGTTGGGCCGCGACGGGAAAATCATGCAGCCCGGCGCTGATGGTCTGCCATCCTGGGCCGATACTCCACCACTGAGCCAGGAACAATTGATTCAGATTGCTGAGACTGAGCGCCAGAGGCTGCTTGCTAAGGCAGACGCGGTAATGCTCGACTGGCGAACAGAGTTGATGCTGGGTGAAATCAGCGACGCCAACAGAGCTAAACTGTCGGCGTGGATGGCTTATAAAAACGAGATTAAGGCGGTTGATGTGACAACCGACCCTGAGCATGTTAACTGGCCTGTTCCCCCGGAGGCGTAGGCCAGACAGGTT